GAGTTCTTTCAAGCTGTTTACAGCCATCTCTTATTAGCTGGTAACAGTTATGTTCTAAAAACAATGGTAAGTGGACAGCCAAGAGAGCTTCACATATTAAGACCAGACAGAATGAGAATAAAGCCAAGCAAAACCAGAATACCAGATGCTTATGAGTATATGTTAAATGGTAAGGTAGTAGAAAGCTGGGATGCAGACCCAGATACTGGTGCATCTGAAGTCAAACATTTTAAAACATGGCATCCACAAGATGATTATTATGGATTGTCACCTTTATCTGCTGGAGCAGTAGATGTAGACCAACACAATATGTCAGCAAAACACAACTACAATCTACTAGCCAATGGTGCAAGACCATCTGGAGCAGTTATCTTTAAACCAAAAGATGAGAGTGGGATGTCAGTTCAGCTTACAGAAGGACAAAGACAGCAGTTAATGTCAGACTTAGAGCTTAGATTTAATGGCACTAACAATGCTGGTCGCACAATGTTGTTAGAAGGTGACTTTGATTTTAAGGAAATGGGATTATCACCTAAAGACATGGATTTTATTCAGATGAAGAATATGACAGCTAGAGATATAGCTTTAGTATTTGGTGTTCCTAGTCAGTTAGTGGGTGTTCCAGATAACCAAACATATAACAATGTGTCAGAAGCCAGATTAGCTTTGTATGAAGATACAATCATACCATTGCTTAAAAGAGTAGAGAGCGACTTAAATGAGTGGCTTGGTGCTGATTTTAGCGAGAATGTTAACGTAAAATATGATATTGATGCTATTCCAGCAATGGCTGAAAGAAGAAAAAAGATATATGAGAATGTTGTACAGGCTGTCAGAGAAGGGATATTAAGCCGTAATGAAGCTAGAGATAGATTAGGATATGAGCCAGTACAAGGTGGTGATGAGGTCTATATAAGTGCAAATCTATTTCCATTAGGAGAACCAATGGAGTCTGCTCAAGAACAAGAGACTACAGAAGATGACGAAAAGTATCTTAGCGATTTGTACGAAACAAAAGAAACAGACTTTCCAAAAGAAGGAGATGACAAAAAGATATCTTTAAGAAACTCTAATTTTCCACAGTTTGATTTTGAGTTTGCAAAAAATGTCAAAGAAGTTGGTGTAGGAAAGCAGATATGGAAAGCTGGTGGCAACATAAGAGGTAATGAAGCCTATCAGTTCTGGGCAAAGGCTAGAAAAGGCGAGATGACAGATGGTGTACTGGATTGGATAAAAGAGAGAGAAGCATGGGGTGCTAGACATTTCCAAGATGGTAAGCAGTTCAAAGGTGGTAGTTTAGAACCTAATCTTTCTAATGTTGCTGGTATTGTTGCACAAATGAAATGGGGTGTAATCGGAACTCTTGGTGAACAAGGTATGAAAGATGTCATTCTGGAACTAACTAAAAAGCTAGAAGGTCGCAAAGAACCAGAAGATAAGTCTTTTGATATGCCAGATGACGAATATCTATTTGTAGAAGAAGAAAAGCGAGTATCAGAAAAAGTTAAAAAAGGTTTGCAGAACAAAGTAGACAAGCACAATGAAAAATATGGCGATAGTAAAACAAAGAGGGCAACTGTTAGAATGCTAGAAGCTGTTTTTAATAGAGGAGTAGGTGCTTACAACACAAACCCATCTTCAGTAAGAGCAAGAGTAAGGTCAAGTGACCAGTGGGCATTTGCCAGAGTTAACTCTTTCTTATTTGCTTTAAGAACTGGTCGATATCAAGGTGGAAAGCATGACAGCGACTTATTTCCTAAAGGTCATCCATTATCTTCTAAGTAATGTTACTTGCTACAAAACAAGTTAGAAGAGGTAAAGTTCTATCAGCGAGAAAGAACTTACAGGAACAGCTTAAAAGAAGAAGGTCATTTGAAAGACGATTAACACCACAAATACAGAAGTGGTTTAGCTTTACTGCCAGAGAAGCAGTAGATTTACTGGAAAGTTCAAGACCAATAGAGCTTACAAAGTCCAGAGCAGAGTTATCCAAGATATTATCATCCCATTATCAAGCAGTAATAAAGTCTTTTGGCGATAACTTTCATTACATTAAAAGAAAACAAGAAGATAAGTTTGATTTATATTATCGACAGTACATGGTCGAGTTTGGTGGTCAGAAGATTACCAATATGACTAGAACACAACAGCAAAGAATAATTGCTGTCATAGATAGGTCAGACTTCACTGGTGTAGCTGATATAGGCAAACAGATAAGAGAAGCTAATAAACCAACTATGACAAAAGCTAGGTCTGTATTGATTGCTAGAACAGAAACCCACAGTGCAAGTAATTACAGCAATCATCAAGTAGCAAAAGAAGTTGGAATACCTATGAAGAAAAGATGGGTAGCTACAAATGATGATAGAACTAGAAGCCATCATTCTTCTATATCTGGTACGGAAGTCGGTATGGATGAGGATTTTGAGATTGTTGTTAATGGAATACCATACAAGATGGCTTATGCTGGTGACCCCAGAGGGGGTGCTGTAAATACTATCAACTGTCGTTGTGTTGTAATGTATGTAGAGCCAGAAGATGTTGTAGTAGATACTACAGAAAGAGTTGTTACACCTACTGAGAAATCACCAAATGTTATAGATATAGCTTTTCTTTTAAGTAGAGCAAGTAAACAAACAAGAAAGAGATATAATGAAGAATTTGATGAACAGCTAACAGAACAACAAAAATTTATAGTGGATAAACTAGATAAGCCAAAAGAAATAAAACAAACTAAAAGAGGATACTATAGAAGTGTATCTCAAGTGATGAGTGCAAAGTTAGGTAAAAGAGATGGTAGAGGTGGTGAAACTGTTAAGTCTGGTGTTATTTCACATGAATATGGTCATCATATAGATTATGAGTTTGGAACATCAAAATTTGAAGCATGGAGTGAAAGAAACAAAGCCTTTACTAAAGCTATAGAAGATGACATTGCAAAACTTCAACTATTTAATAATAAAAAAAGAAAAGAATTTTTAGATGAGATGTTTGAAACTCTTGCAATTAAAAGAGAAATTCCAAAAAAAGGTATGGGTGGTTTTGAATGGACAGATGAGTTTACTACACTTAGAAATGATTATTATGGAAATGTTAGTGATATTGTTGATGCTTTAGTAGGTGGGCAATTTAGAAATGAATATAAAATGTGGGGTCACGAAATTTCATATTGGGTACAAAACGATGGCTCTGTACAAAAAGAAATATTTGCAAATTTATTTTCAATAAAAAACAATCAAAAAGCATACGACATTGCAAAAAAAATAATACCAAATACTGTAAGAGAATTTGAGAAAAAATTAGACGATGTTGAAAGCAAGTTAAGAAAAACTGGTAAGTTAAGAGAGGATTTACCACCACATTTACAAGCATTATTTGATGAAAAACCATTCAAACCATTTAACACATGAGATTTTATGAAATTTTCTAGAGAAGAATTAAAAGAAAGATTTAAAAATACTGTTACCTCTAAAGATTGGTATAATTTGTATGAAGAATATTATGGCACTGCTGTTCCATTTCTTGGTTTAAGGAATCCAAATGATACTATTGATAAAATAATAAATGCTTTGATATCAAATAAAAAACTTAAAGAAGTTAAAATACCTAAAGGCATGGAAGATTTTTGGGAATAAAAAAACCCCCTAAATTAATAGGGGGTTTGGGATTATTGGGAGGAAAAAAGTAATTTTTAA